GAGGAGCTGCTGGCCGCTCCCGAATCCTGATAGGGGGTGTCCAGACTGGGAACATGGCAGGCGTCGTCTTCACCGTTGACACCACCGAGCTAAATCAGCTTCAGGTGCGATTGAGCCGCGCAATGGGCCAGTTCGAGTGGATCACCGCTCGGGCGATGACCACGGCGGCCAAGGCATCACGTGACGCCATCAGGCGCCAGATCCTGCCGATGGTGAAGGGCGGCGCCACGCCCTGGACGAAACGGGGGCTGATCGTCTCGTTTGCCAAACCCACTGAGCTGCGGGCCATGGCGGGCTTCCAGTACGGCGAGGGCAAATGGACGGACTCAGCCTTTAGTCGCAAGGCTGGTGGCACGCCTGCTGGTCGCTACATGGGCGTCAACGCAGGCGGCGGTGATCGCAGGCCCAAGAGCTTTGAAGTTCGCCTTAGGCAGGCGGGGCAGATTGGCAGGGGGGATTTCGTGGTGCCCCGCTCCAGATGGGGCGCGTTGAATGCCCAGGGGAATGTCTCTAACACCGAGTACAACCAGATCCTTAGCCGGGTAAGAGCGGCGTCCGGCAGCCTGGGCAATGCGCCGCAGGGGGCTGGGAGTCGCGGGAGGTCGGGCAGGGCCAGGGCCAGCCTCGACTACTTCGTGGCCCGAGGGGATGACTCAGGCATCAGCCGTTGGCAGCTCGGCTCACGCCCGCTGATGATCGCGGAACGTGCGGGCAAGGGGCCGAAGGGTGGCACCGGCAAAGGTTCAGGCAAGCGCGGCAGACCGCAGACCGTTGGCTATCGCCGTGGCTTTGTGCCTGCCATGAGCATCGTCAACGATGCGCCGAACTACGAACGACGTTTCCCGATCCAATCCGTTGCGATGCGTGAGTATCGACGCGTCTTCCCCACCGCCTGGCGAGACGGATTCATTCGCGAAGCAAACCGCAGACGGTGACGGGGGCAGGGCCGGGCGCAATCGGTTCTCAACTGCGCTGGCCTGTTGAGAATCAATAGGCAGGGCGGCGGGTCCTCCCCCAGTGCCTATTTTGAGGGTGTATTCGAACCACGGTCATCACCTAGCGGGGGTTTGTGGCGGAGGTTACAAATTGAGCTGAGGATTCTCAATAAAACGCAAGCGCCCATCCCGCAAACCCCGCACCACCACTGCAAAACCGGGTCTGTAACCTGAGTTACAACCGTTCCCACCCTATGCCCCGAAAGCCTCCGCAGCCGGTGATGCCGGACAAACTGGAGCGCTGGCCGATCGAGCGGCTGGTGCCCTACGAGAAGAATGCCCGGACCCACAGCCCGGAGCAGGTGGCCCAAATCGCCGCATCGATCCAGGAGTTTGGCTTCACCAACCCGATACTGGTCGCCAGCGATGATGGCATCCTGGCGGGCCATGGCCGGCTCGCCGCGGCCAAGGATCTCGGGCTGCGCGAGGTGCCTGTTGTCGTGCTTGACCACCTGACGTTGACCCAGCGCCGGGCCTACGTGCTGGCGGACAACAAGCTGGCGCTGAACGCGGGGTGGGATGAGCAGCTGCTGCAGCAGGAGATTGCGGCGCTTAGCCTGGTGGACTTTGACTTGTCCTTGATGGGTTGGTCAGATGATGAGCTGGCGGGGCTGCTGGACCCGGAAGGGATTGACGAAGCCCCGAAAGAGCATGAAGGGGCGAAGGAGTACGCCGAGGACGAGTTCAGTGAGTTTGAGCACAAGTGCCCCCGCTGCGGCTTTGAGTTCAATGGTGACAAGTAGGCTGCGCCGATTTACCGGCCCCTGGCGGCTAGCAGACCTGAAGCAGGTCCCAAGCAATGGCCTTACAGCATTCAGCTGCTTCCACTGCGGCGGCGGATCAACGATGGGCTACAAGCTGGCCGGCTTTCAAGTGCTAGGCGGTGTTGAAATTGACCCGGAGATGATGGCCATCTATCGGGCCAACCACAAGCCGAAGCACAGCTACCTGATGGGTGTGCAGCAGTTCAACAAGTTGCCGCTAGACGAAATCCCCGATGAGCTAAAGAACCTGGATCTGTTAGACGGCTCGCCGCCGTGCTCATCGTTCAGCATGGCTGGCAGCAGAGAAAAGAAATGGGGCGATGCTCACCACTTCCGCGAAGGGCAAGTGAAGCAGGTGCTAGATGATCTGTTTTTTCACTTCATTGAGGTTGGCCAGCGGCTGCAGCCGAAGGTGATCGTGGCTGAAAATGTGAAGGGGTTAATTCTCGGGAACGCTAAGGGCTACGTCAAAGAGATTTTTGCAGCATTCAAGGAAGCGGGCTATGACGCTCAGTTGTTCCTGTTTAACGCAGCAAGGATGGGAGTGCCGCAGGCTAGGGAGCGGACGTTTTTTATTGCGCGGCGGCGGGGTCTGGGGTATGAGAAGTTGACGATGAGGTTTGATGAGCGGCCTCAGTTGTCTCGCTTGGCAATGGATCAAGTTTCTTTAGACGGCTCGCGCCCTATCACTCCAGAGACCAAAGTTCTTTGGTCAAAGATCAAGCCAGGGCGTCACTTGGGTGATGCTCACCCAAAGGGAAGTCGATTCTCTGAGTTCAAGATCAATCCTGACCAACCAGCTTGCACGATTGTCTCAGGTGCAACTTTTTACCACTGGGAGGATCCTCGTACATTGTCAGGCGCAGAAGTGACACGGCTGCAGTCATTCCCTGATGATTACAACTTCTGCAAGGCCAAGCCTCAATACGTCTGCGGAATGTCCGTCCCCCCATTCATGACGCAGCGAGTGGCGCTGGAAATTGGGCGGCAGTGGTTTGGGAAGGATTACGCATGAACCTTGAAGGCTACGCTAAGCACCGAAAGGCGCGGGGCCTTCGCGGTACCAGCCACGTAGCGGTGCTCAAGGCGATTGATACCGGCCGCCTCACCGAGCCTGCCGTGCGCAAGGTGAACGGCCGCTGGCAGATCGACGCGCCCCTAGCCGATGCGCAGTGGGCCGGCAACACCAGCAACATGCCCGACAGCGGCGAGCTGCCGGAGCCGCCCAACACCCGCCAGCCGCACCCGGAGGGCGGCGGGCCATCGCTGGCTCAGGCCAAGCGCGCAAAGGCTGTCTACGAAGCGGAGCTCACCCGGCTGGAGCTGCAGAAAACCAAGAAGGAGCTGATCAGCGCCGATGAGGTGCGCCAGGAGGCCTCCCGGCTGGGGCGCCAGGTGCGCGACCTGCTGCTGACCATCCCCGGCCGCAACGCCGCGAAGATCGCCAGCATGCAGGACACCCAAGCGGTGCGCGATCTGCTGGAGGCCGAGATCACCAATGCGCTCAGGGGGCTGCAGCATGAGGCCGCTTGACGCTGCCACGGTCTACCGCGAGGCGTTCATTCAGGCGCTCCAGCCACCGCTGGATCTGACCGTCAGCGAGTGGGCGGATCAGAACCGGATCCTGACCCGCCGCAGCAGCTCCGAGCCCGGCCAGTGGCGCACCGACCGGGTGCCCTACCTGCGCGAGCCGATGGACCTGCTCAGCCCGCGCGAGAAGCGCATCAAGCGGGTGGTGCTGCTGTTCGGATCACAGACCGGCAAGACCGAGGTGGGACTGAACTGGCTGGGCCGCACCATCGCGCTGGACCCTTCGCCGTTTCTGGCGATGTTCCCCACCGAGAGTTTCGCCAAGCGCCAGATCCGCCAGCGCCTCACGCCGCTATTCACCGACTCCCCGGCGGTGGCGGCCAAGCAGATCAGCACAAAGTCCAGGGACGCGGCGAACGCGATGTTCCTAAAGGAGTTTCAGGGCGACATGCTGGTGTCGATCATCGGCGGCAACAGCGGCAGCGCTGCGCAGGGGATGCCGGCGCAGAACGTGTGGGCTGATGAGGTGTCATCCCTGCCGCTGGAGATGGACGACAAGGGCGACCCGCTGGAGAATGCCGAGGCCCGCCAGACCAACTTCCCCGACCGCAAGGCGCTGGTGACCTCCACACCTGGCAGCCGCGGCGCCTGCAGGATCACCAGCGAGTTCGAGGTGCGCAGCGACCGCCGCCGCTACGGCGCCCTGATGCCCTGCTGCGGCGGTCATGCCGTGATTGAGTGGCCGCACATGGTATGGGATAAGCGCGACGGTGAGGTGTGGTGCCAATGCCCGCTGTGCAATGAACGGGTGGCGCAGCACCACAAGACCGCCATGCTGGCCGGCGGGATTTGGACACCCACGGCCAAGGGCGACGGTGAGACGGCCGGATTTCACCTCCCCGGCTGGTACGCCCCCTATGGCTGGCTGAGCTGGGAGAAAATCCGCGACGAGTTCCTGCGGGCAAAGTCTGACCCCCTCCTGCTCAAGGGCTGGGTCAACAAGCGCGCCGCTGAGGCCTGGGAAGACGAAAGCCTGGCCAAGGTCACCGCCGACGGCTTGATGGCCCGGGTGGGCGGCTACGACCACGGCACCTGCCCGGCTGGCGTGCTGGCAGTGGTGATAGCCGTGGACGTGCAGGATTCCTGGCTGGAGGTGTCCGTGTGGGGCTACGGCAAGGGCGAGGAGGCCTGGCGGATCTGGCACCAGAAGATCGACGGCGACCCCAGCATGGATGAGCCGTGGGAGCAGG